ACAATTAAAACTTCTGGCGGTAATGGTGTTACTTTTGTTAATAACCAAGTAGGTATTGTTTACTGCGATGGTACTAATTTTTTCCAAGCTGTAAACGTCAATAGTATTACTGGCAACGTAGCCGTAACAGGTAATTTAAGTGCGACAGGTAACGTATCTGCTAATAATGCAACCTTTACTGGAACTGTAACTGCTGGAACTTTTTCTGGTATTACTGGACGGGTAGTTCAAATCGTTAGTAACGTTACTTCTAATAGTGCAGAAACCACATCTACTTCTTATGTTAGTGCAAATCATTCTGTAAGCATTACTCCTACTAGTGCAAACAGCAAAATTTTAGTTATGCAGACTGGCACACTAGCCCAGCCAGGAGATGGTGGCCCAAGCTGGAACGCAATAGCAACAATTTACAGAGATTCCACAAATTTGGCTGGGTCTAATAATTCGTTTGCTGGTCAAAATACGGGGTATTCAGGAAGTATTTATTCAACAATAGCTATGTCTTACTTAGACACCCCAAGCACAACCAATTCTGTAACCTACACTGTTTATATTAAAAACATAACTGGTGGTAGCGCTTTGTATAACTGGGGCTTTTCTGCTGGTAGATCAGTAATTACTGCGATGGAGATTTTATAATGGCAACAGTATCCCAAATAACTCAAGCGCTAAAAGAACTTGCACCAGGCGCTCAATTTACCGTATATGGCGAAAAATATTCTGACATTGTATGGTATTCCGCAGATATTCCAGAGCCAACAGAAGAAGCGCTAAATCAACAACTAGCAACTGACGCCGCAAATGCGCCACTTGAAGCATGTAAAAGACAAGCTAGTCAACTGTTGTACGAAACCGACTGGACCACGATTCCTGATGTGGCTGATCCCACTAAATCAAACCCATATCTGGTCAACGTGCAAGATTATGTGACTTATCGTAGCGCACTGCGTCAATTAGCCGTATATCCAGTTGCTAATCCAGTATGGCCTACCAAACCTGTATCTCAGTGGGGTACACCATGATTATCCATAGACAAGCACAAGGCGATGATTGCGCCCATAAAGTTGAGATTCTCTGCCCTAACTGCAGTCGGGATGTGGATGAGGCTGAACTAGCTGCACAGAAATGTAACGATTGTGGGTTTGACTTATCTGAGCCAAAACAAAGCGTACAGATTCATGCAACATCTGTCGCTGCAATAGCAATTACGTTTTGAGGTTTAAATTGAGATATGTCAGACGAACTCGGATTGTCGGCGGGTGCCAAGGGCATCAGCGAGGGGATTAAGACTGGCAGGGAGGCTGGTCGAGAGATTGGCAAGAACATCGAGGATGTTCAGAAAGAAGCAGTAGATGTAGCAAAGGAACGAGCAAATGCAAAGATCCGTGAACGTAGGGAAGCGGAGCTAAGGAAAGAACGGGCGATATTTAAAGCCCTTGAAGAGTATAAGCACCGAAAGAAGATTTCGGACGAAGAATATAAGTTGCGGATTGATTTTATTAAGCAGTACGGCACTAAAGAGTGGCAGAAATTAATAGATATCAAAACAGAGATTGAACGGTTAGAGAAAGAAGATCGCAAGTATTTTGATGCAGAGTTGGCAAAGGTTAAATGGGTGCAGTTCTGGTGCTTTTTAGTAGCTGCCTGGATTGCTTATTACATGGTATGGGGGTCTAAGAAATAATGCTTACACTAATATCCACAGCGCTGTCCTTCCTCATGGGGGGTCTGCCTAAACTACTGGACTTCTTCCAAGATAAGTCCGACAAATCCCATGAAATGCAGATGGCTCAACTCCAGATGGAGCGAGAACTCAAGATGTTAGAGGCTGGCTATATTGCCCAAGCCCGTGTAGAAGAGATCCGCACTGAACAGGTAGCCATGGAAACGCAGGCTCAAGAACGCTCTGCTATGTATGCGCATGACATTGAGATTGGCAAAGGCGCCTCCCAGTGGGTTATTAACCTACGTGCTTCTGTACGCCCCATGGTGACTTACCTGTTTGTATTCCTGTTAATCGTGGTGGATATTGCCTCAATCTGGTGGGCATGGTCATCTGGCGCTGCGTTTGCCGAGTCCGTTACGATGATCTTTGACGATCAAGAAATGCAGATCCTTGCTTCAATCATTGCCTTCTGGTTTGGAACACAAGCCTTCCGTAAATGAAAGTAAGCGACAAAGCCATCAAAATGATTAAGCACCATGAAGGCGTCCGCCAGAAGCCATACCGCTGTCCCGCTAAGTTGTGGACGATTGGTGTCGGGCATGTGCTTTACCCACGGCAGGGCGCTTTAAAAATAGATGAACGGGATGCCTATCCGCTGGAGTACAAAGATGACCGTACCTTTTCGATGGAGGAAGTAGATGACATTCTTCGAGATGATCTTAACCGCTTTGAACGAGGTGTTGAACGCTACTGTCCCGTTAAGCTCACTCAAGGTCAGTTCGATGCTCTTGTTAGCTTTAGCTTTAACGTTGGCTTGGGAACACTACAGCGCAGCACCCTCCGTCAGAAGGTTCTTCGGGGTGAGATGGAAGAGGCGGCAGAAGAGTTCTTGAAATACACGCTGGCTGGGGGTAAAGTATTAAAAGGCTTAGTAACCCGCAGAAATGATGAACGTGCCTTATTTTTGAGTTAAATATGCCATTACAGAAAATTGTTCTTCGACCAGGCTTAAATCGTGAGGGTACTAATTACTCCAACGAGGGTGGCTATTATGACGGCGATAAAATTCGTTTCCGTTCAGGGTTCCCTGAGAAGCTAGGTGGTTGGACTCGTCTTAGCTTAAATCTTTACCTTGGTATGGCTCGCTCCTTATGGAACTGGGCTACGCTGGCTGGCGCTAACCTACTGGGTATTGGCACTAACCTTAAATACTACATTGAGTCTGGCGGTGTTTATAACGACATTACGCCAATTGTTTCTACTTCAAACTATACCAATGCTATCTCTACAGGGTTTACTACGCTAGTAAGCAACGTTAACGCCACTACCACAACCATTACTTTAACCAACGGCGGTACTTTTCCACCCCAAAATGGTTTGATTAGGATTGATAGCGAACAGATCTTTTACAACTCACTAAGCGCCAACATAGCTACAAACTGCATCCGTGGGTTTAACAACACTACCGCAGCCTCCCATACAGCAGGAGCTAACATTGCCAGCGCTTACTTTAGAGTAACGACATCGGATAACAGTGGTAATAACGGGGACTTTGTAATCCTCTCAAACGCTTCAACGACTGGCGGTATAGCCAATACTACGATTAACCGTGAACACCAGATTGCTAAATTTCAGTCAAATCAATGGTTTTCTTTGGCAACCACTTCAGACAATAACCTTTCAAATGTAACTTTTGCTACATCCGCAGTTGCTAATACGGGCAGCGTCACAGTCCAGTATCTTTTGCCTGTGGGCTTGGATGTATATAGCGTAGGTCTTGGTTGGGGCGCTAGTGGCTGGGGTGTTGTTGGCTGGGGTAACGCATCGCCTATTACAGCGACTGGGGTTGGTCAACAGTTACAGCTTTGGTCTAACGATAACTACGGGCAGGATTTAATTATTGCCCCTCGTGGTGGTGCTATTTACTATTGGCAGGCGGCAAACGGCGTTGGTACTCGTGCAGTAACACTTAAATCGTTGGCAAATGCTGCGTCTTATAGTCAACAGTTTGTTCCCAACAATACCTACCAAGTACTTTCTTCCGCTATTCAGCGGTTTGTTATTTGCTTTGGGGCTAATAGCTACGATTCAACTAACGCTAATACTACCTTTGACCCTATGCTGGTACGCTGGTCAGATCAAGAAAACCCCTATCAGTGGGTGCCAGACGTAACCAATCAGGCGGGTGAGTTCCGCTTATCTAATGGTTCTAACATCATTGATGCCGTGGCAACTCGTCAAGAGATTTTGGTTTGGACTGATTCTGCTCTATATTCAATGCAGTACCTTGGGCCACCCTATATTTGGGGCTTCCAGATCTTGATGGACAACATCTCTATCATGTCACCCAACTGTTCAATTACGATTAACAACGTCACCTACTGGATGGGTACGGATAAGTTCTACATTTATTCTGGACGGGTAGAAACGCTGCCTTGCGCATTACGTCAATACGTCTTTGCCGACATCAATAAAGACCAATCCTTCCAAGTTACCTGTGGCGCTAATGAGGGTTACAACGAGGTATGGTGGTTCTATTGCTCGCAAAACAGCAGTGTAATTAATCGTTATGTGGTCTATAACTACCTTGACCGAGTATGGTATTACGGCTCTTTGGTGCGCACCGCTTGGCTTGATTCTGGCATTAGGCAAAACCCTATGGGTGCTTATATCGCTGGTGTAGACGGTTTGGGTAATCCTACTGGGCGGATTGTTTTCCATGAGGTTGGCACTGATGACCAGTCTGGTTTAGGCGCTTTGCCAATTGAAGCCTATGTTCAGTCCTCGGACTTTGATATTGGTGACGGGCATAATTTTGGATATATCTGGCGCATGATCCCTGACGTAAACTTTAACGGCTCTAACATTAATGGCCCAGAGGTTACTTTAGAACTACAACCCCGTCAGTTCTCTGGCTCGTCTTATGGCTCACCTGCTAACGCTGCAACAGTTAGTTCTAATAACTTCGTAGCCTTCCCGCAATATACGGTACAAGAGTTTACTGGGCAGGTTTATACCCGTGTACGGGCAAGGCAGATGGCATTTAAGATCAGCTCAAATAGTTTAGGTGTGGCTTGGCAGCTTGGTGCGCCACGTATTGATATTAAGAATGATGGACGCAGGTAATGGCTACGATTGTTAGATCAACCCCTCTAATAACACCAAAGGCGCCCAATTTACCGATTGGGCCAGTAGACTATACCCAGCAGTTTTTTGACCAATACTCCAACGTACTACGCCTGTATTTCAACCAGATTGATAATGGTATGGGGTCTTTACTTGGGCCTGCTGGTGGGTCGTTATTGGAGTTCCCAAACGGTGCGTTCTCTCAAGACGGCTTTACAACCCTGACTAATGCCATACCAAACTCAAGTTCAACGGCAAGTATTGTTGTAGCCTCAACCGCTAACTTTGCATCCGCTGGTACGATTCTGATTGGTAAAGAATTAATTAGTTATACAGGCAAAAC